GTCGCGGATTTGTTCCCTCCGCGCAGGTGTTGCCGGGGCACGTCACGGAATACCAGGAACGGCAAGGCTTTCTGCTTCGCTTTGCGAGCGGGTCTTTTTGAGTCGACTCCACTTCGATCCGCTTTTCTGCAACTCCTTGGAATTATTGGCCGTCGCTTTCCCGTTCGGGGTTGCCACACCTTCCCGCTCGCTTCCATAGTGGATCAGGAGTACCCGAGCCGCGTTCTCGTCTTGATCCCAGCAGGCTCCGCACCCCGGACAGACGTGGTCGACGGACGCCGCGGCGTCCCATTTTTCAGTGTGGCCGCAGAGGTGGCATTCTTGCGTGGTATAGGCCGGATCCAGTTTGACGACGGTCTTCCCGCGCATCGTGAACGCGTTGATCAGGCAGAGTCGCAGCTCGGAAGGAGCGGCGATCCGCTGTTGAAGACGCGCTGCGGGCCTTTCCACCTCTTCGGCCTCGGGAGCGATGTGCCGCTGCATCTTGCTTAGATCGAAATCCTCCAGGATCAGCGTGTTGTACTGCTCGGCCAACCGAGCCGCGGCGACACGGTAAACTTCCCGGCGACGGCGCAGAACCTTGTCTCGCAGGTTTTCCTGCCACTGCCAGAGGTGGTAGTCCTGTTTTTCCCAGGTGTCGAGCAGAGTAAAGCCCTCGTCATCGTCGGGAAAGCGGGCCTCTCGCCAAGCTCGAATCAGGATGACGAGGTGCCCCGTAGCTTTCCAGAGGTGGACGTAAGCAATCCCCAGATCGGCCATCCACGCAGGAATCTTGTGGACTGAGATCCACGCGATGAGGCTCTTCTGCACCTCGTTGAAGTTCTTTTTGCGGATGCTCTGAAGGTCACTGACCTTCTGCAACCGCTCTTGAATCGGAATGTCTACTCCGATTTCTCCCAGATCCCCGTCCGATCCGACGAAGAAGCCTCCCCGGAGCGATGCCGGCTTGCCGCGCCAGCCCAGGTCGACCGCGAGGAGCCGATTTCCGGGTACGACGATCTGTTCGGGGGTCTCTAGGGAAAGGCAGAGAGACCAGCTCGGTTTGCCCGCCAACCGGGACACCTTGACTTTGGCCCACTTGACTCGGCTGTTCGGGGGCACCGGCCGATGCAAGGTCACCGGCCAGGTGGCCCAGATCGGCTTACCTGTTGAATCCGAGGAGACGCGCAGGTGAGCGACTGTTCGCTGTTCCGGAGAGCGGCGGCGATCCCAGGCCGACGCGGGGACGGGGTCCAGGTAGAAGCGGGTATTGGGCGTGAAGATCTCCGCGCAACCCAGCCCCCCCTGAATCTGCACGGCGACGGTTCCCTCGCCAGTCCAACGGGGGAAGCTCGGGGGAGTCGGGGCTTTTCGGGCTTGGTCTACTGACTGTTCGACGAGCAGGTAGGTACCCCAGTAGCAGTTGCAGGCGGCGCGGGCAGCTTTGGCCCAGGTCAGGTGCCTGGCACCGATCTCCACGATCGTCTCCTTGACGGCGGCTTCCTTGAACAGCAGCGAGCGCGCCGTCTTCTCCGCGGCCCAGGCTGCTTTCAAGGCCGTGCGTGCCGCCTTGATCGCGTCGCGTTGCTCCGGCGTCTCGGATCGGCTCTGGGTAGCCGAGCGGGCCTTTCCTAGATCGGCCAGGACTGCTGCCAGGTGCAGCTCCGCCTGTCCGCGGGTGTCCGTGTAGCCGGAGAGGCCGGAGGTGGCAAGCAGCTCGTCTACCTGCTTGCGGCGGGAGACTTCGATCTCGATCAGTTTCTTGTGGTACTCGAAGGCCAATTTCAGCTGGCGATCTACCTGAAACGCACCTGCTGTGGGCGCTTGCAGCCCATACTTGTAAACGAAGTTGCGCACGGTGTTCTCCTTCTGTAGAATCCAGTTACGCCGGCACGGGGGCTCAATACCCGTGACCCCTACCCGAGCCCCTCACCGGCTGACCCGGGGGGCTGCGAGCGGCCCGAGGGCCTTGCCAGGGGGAACGCCTACTCCTCGTCGCCGAACCAAATCCCACAGTGGTCGCAGGCGGCGGTCCCCTGGCCCGAGGGAGAGTAGCCCAGGAGAGGCTCTCCGCACCTCGGGCACGGGTCTCCCTGGTGGAGCTGGCGCGGAGTGCCGACTGGCCGGTTCCCCCGCACGAGCAGACAGCCGCGGCCCATGGCGCTACCCTCGCCGTGGCGCAGCTCGGCGTACAGGTCTCGCTGGCGCTGCCACCACGGATAGGGAGCGTACACCCGCCAGGTCGAGCCCTCGGGCGCCCTCTCCGCCCAGACGACCGCCGCCTCCCGGGTGGGGAAGTACCGCTTCTGGTCCACCGGGACCCCGTCGCCATCGAGCGCCTGCACTTCCCATTTGCCGTCCATGATCTCTCCTTCCCGGCGCAACGGCCGGGCCTCGTCTGACTGCTCGGCTACTCTCCCGCCACTGGCCGTCTGGCCATCTCCTCGGCCTTGTGGAGCAAGCGCCGGATGCTCTCCGGGATCTCGATGCCCTTCTGCTCAACCAGCCCTACGAGGAAGCGCAGCACCGGCAGGGCCTCGTGTTGCCAGCGCAAGAGGCTATCGTGTCGGTCCCGCAGTCGCAGGATCTCCATATGGGCCCCGTAGAAGTTGTCGCCGTGCTCGTCGATCCGGCGGCACCCTTCCAGCGCCTTGTCGATCTTCTCCCGATAGTAGCGCCAGTTGTAGTGGATCAGGGTGGCGGCCTCCCGGGCTTCCCGCTCCCCCTTTTCCGCTGCGATGGCGCGTTGCCACTGCTCGCCGGCCATCCGGCGGGCGGCGGCCAGCTGACGGCGCAGATCCTCGTCGTAAGCGGCGCACATATCGGAGTAGTCCAGGCAGGTGTTGTCATCCAAGATCCCCTCCTACTTCGTCGCGATGTAGACCAGCGGGCACCAGATCGGGTCGGATACCTCGGCGGCGTGTACCTCCACCCAGCGCTTGAATTCGCGCAGGAACAGGTGGTTCGGGCAGTCGGGGCAGCTCTCGGGCCCCCTCCCGCAGCAGGCCGAGGTGCAGCAGGTCGGATAGACCCGGACCCGCGGATCTTGGTACTCTTCCATCTACTCGACGACCGCGGTGCAGAGGCCGGTGCCCTCTCGCCAGCTGACGGCCACCCGGCTCCCGCACGTCTCCTTGCAGGACCGGCCCGTCCGGGCCACCAGGCGGAGGGTGCCCCAGGCATTTCCCTGCCAGGCGTCGTCGGCCTGCTCGTAGCGCGCGCTCGGGAGCGAGAACGGCGGGAGGCTGAGGAAGTGCTCGGCGGTCGTGGTCTGGGTTTTGCCAGGCATGGTCCCCTCCTTCTGCTGCTGTGTCGTTCTCCCCTTCCCCTACTAATCTAATCACCCGTTAGGAGGGAGTCAACAGGAAAAGAGGAAAGGCGGAGGCGAAACGCGTTTCGCCACCCGATCCGCTCTTCGTGGAAAAGTTATTGACAGGACCGCGCGAGTCTGCTTTGCTGATGGCATACCAGCGCGGGGGGTTACCCGCGACGAGGCTCACGGGTTGCACCAAGTGCTTTCACCCCGCCCTGGGTGGAGTGGTGTATTCGTGGGCTCAGACTTCCGATTCTACGTTGCCGCGCAGCCTTTCGTGAAGGCTATGCCTGCGCGGGGGCTTGGTTCCCGCGACGAGAAATCGGAGGGTGGCGGCTGTACCCTGCGAATCGGCGGGATCGTTTCCACGGAGAGCACAGACCAGGACGGCGAGAAGCTCCTGCGACGCGGCCTCGACTTCGGGCCCTTCGAGAACAACGGCTTTTTCAACGACAACCACGGCCGGGCGACAACTGACGTTGTCGGCTACCCGACCGGATCCGCCCGCTGGGTGGAAAAAGGCAGTCTCCTGCCAGACGGCAGCGGGGACAAGGCCACCGTCTCCGGATGGTGGGTCGAGGGCGTGCTCGTCGGCGAGAAGGGCCAGGAGATCCATCGGATCGCCCGGGACCTGAAAGGCAGCGGCCGCTCCCTGGGCTTCTCGATTCAGGGCAGCTACCTGTCGCGGGACCCGCTCGATCCCAAGGTTGTGACCAAGGCCGTGGTCAAGCACATCGCAATCACGGCTGTTCCGGTCAATTCCGAGACGGAGTTGCGACTGCTGGCCAAAGCGCTCTCCGCGGGCAGCGCGATCGTCAACCCGGGCGCGTCGGCCGGCGGCGGCTTCCCACTGCGGCGGGAGTCGCTGGGGAGCATGATCAAGGTCGCGGGCTCGCCCGACGATCTGCTGGTCCTGTACGCCCGACCCAAGAAAAAGAAGCGGGGCCTCTCCGAGAAGGAAGGGCGGGAAGCCTTGCGGCGGCGGTATCCGAACCTCCCCGACGAGATGCTGGGGAAGGCGTACAGCTTCGCTTGCGCGCTGAAAGCTCGGCTGGGCGGTGCGTTGTGACCGAAAACCAAGACTCCACGCTGGGATCTGCCCTGGTGTGTGACAAGATGCGAGGATAAGACCATGGCGAGGATGGCTTTTTCGGACTACGCCGCGAAGTGCGGTGCAGGCGGCCGCCCCCCGATGGACAAGGCGACCTTCGACGCCCTCGACGACGAGGCGTACAAGAAGGCCGTTGAGCCCGACGAGGATGACGAGGAAGAGGAAGAGGAAGAGGAGTCCGAGGAGGCCGAGAAGAGCCTGGACCTCGCCCCCGACGAGGAGGAGCTGGCCAAGAGCATGGAGTTTCTCATGGCCATGAGCGAGACGGATCAGGCAGGCCCCGCGGCCAGCCGGATCGCCGCGCTGTCGGGCAAGGCCGCCTCCGGCACCCTGGAGAAGAGCGAGCGGGCCGAGCTGGCCACCCTCCTCCTGGGCGAGCAGGACGCCCCCCTCTCCGACCCGCTCCTGAAAAGCCAGGGCGCGCAGGATGCTTTCGAGGCTTCCGAGTTTCTGGCCACCTTCGGGACGCAGCTCGCGAAGAGCCTCGACGAGCTGGCGACCCGCGTGGACGTCCGCAGCAACGTCCAGACCGACTTCAACAAGCGCCTCGCCCGTGGCCTCGACGCGCTCGTCAAGAGCATGAGCGCGGAGCGCCAGGAGTCGGCGCGTATGGTCAAGAGCCTGACCAAGCAGGTGAAGCGCCTCACCGTCGAGGTGGAGCGCGTCGCCGGCCAGCCCGTGCCCTGGGCCGGGAAGACCCACCTGACCACGGCGCAGCTGGAGAGGAGCGGCCGGGAGGGTGCGGATCTCCCCCTGCTCCAGAAGAGCGGCACGATCTCCAAGGTGCAGGCGCAGCGGGCCGTCTCCCGGCTCTTCTCGGAGGCGGTGGACAAGGATCCGGAGCTGGCGAAGAGCCTGGGCGAGACCTTGTCCCTGATCAACGTCACTTCAGGTGACTGGCGGAGCGTGCGCGGGATGACCGCGGACCTCGTGGAAACCGTGACCCGATCCGCGCAGTCGGCGGGCTGACAAGCAGGAGGAGCACTATGAACTCTCTCGTCACACTCGCCGACTATGGCGACGGCGTCTTTCCTGGGATCGCAACCGCGGACGAGGTTCGCGAGCTGACCAAGGCCCTGGTGGCCGGGCAGGACATCAACTCCCCCGGCGCAGGCGCGGGGCGTGGTTTTCCGCTCCGTGTGGAATCGCTCGACGACGTCCTCAAGGTCGTCACGTTCCAGCAGAAGGACCTCAAGTTCTGGGCCGACATCCCCAAGAAGCCCGCCTACAACACCGTCGAGGAAAGCAATCGGCTGTCTTCGGTCGGTAACGAGGACGGGATCTTCCTCTCCGAGGGTGAGCTGCCCGAGGAAGACGACACCACCTACGAGCGCTTGTACAACATCATCAAGTTCATGGGCACGCTGCGACGCGTCACCCACCCGATGATGGTGATCAAGAATGCTCTGCCCGATTCCGTGCTGGCTTCCGAGGCGCGGGCCGGGACGCTGAAGCTGCTCCGGGGTGTGGAGCTGAAGCTCTGGGACGGGGACGCGACCGCGGACGCCGTGGAGTTCTCCGGCTTCTTCCGGAAGTTCGTCGACGGTGTGTGCGGCTACGCGACCGGTGCGGGCAACGTGGCCGGCTCGATCGCCTGGCACGCCGACCTGGACACCGTCCTGGCCACCAACCTGATGCAGGATCTCCGCTACGGGCCCATCACTGAGGACCGGGCGGCCGACATCATCACCTACGCCTCCGACGACCCGAACCACGCCGACATCACGGACTGCTACTTGCCGTACACCTGCCTGACCGATTTCGGCAAGCAGCTGTACCCCAAGGAGCGGACCAACCGTCTGAGCGAGACCGGCAAGGTCGGGATCGTCCCGACCAGCTTCCAGTCTCCCTTCGGCGAGGTGCCCTTCAAGCCGTCGAAGTTCGTGCGGCGCAGCTGGCTGGCCAACCAGCTCGGCACTGGCAACCTGGCGAAGCGCCCGGCCGCGCCCACCCTCGGCGTCGGCGGCGTGCTGACCCCCGCCCTCGCGGGCGGCTTCCCCGGCTTCGGTGGAACCACCCAGGGCCGCACGGCTCCCGTGGCCGTGGACGGCGCGGGCAACTACACCTGGCAGGTGGTCGCCTGCAACCGCTACGGCAAGTCCGCCCCGCTTTCCATCGCCCCGGTGGCGGTGGCCGCGGGCGACATGGCCCAGATCCCGCTGGTGGATGGCTCGCCGGCCGGCGTGACCACGCACTACGAGATCTACCGGTCCCTGCGCGGCGGCGCGGCGACGACCGCCCGGTTCATCTTCCGGGCGACCCGGACGGCCGCAGCCCAGACGGTGACCGACTTCAACCGGTTCCTGCCCGGGACCTCCAAGGTCTACTGGATCCAGAGGAATCTGCAGGCGATGGCCTGGCAGCAGCTCCTCCCGCTGCTGAAGATCAACCTGGCCCAGATCGACCTGACCGTCCGGTTCGCGATGATTTTGTACGGTGCCCTGGAGGTCTATGCTCCTCGAAAGCACGCGGTCATGATCAACGTCGGCCCGCTGACCTGAACGTAGCCGATCTCTCCCCCCTGGCGGCCGCTACTGCAATCCGGCGGCCGCCAGGGGTGGGGAGAATCGCCGGGGGATTGCAATGCTGGTGCGTTGGACCGACCGCCTGGACCTGGCCCCGAAAACAATCACGGCCAGCGGTCTGACCGTGGACCTGGACGAGCAGGGCTACGTCCTGGCCGAGCTGGACCTTGCCCGGACTGAGCGGCTGCTCGGGACTGGTCAGTTCGCGGTCTGCGAGGGCTCCCTGGACGAAGCTCGGGCGCAGGCCGCTCTGGAAGTAGCCCGCACCCGACCCAAGCCGGCGGAGCTGACCGTCGAGGGTTGCGTCCGCTTCCTGACCGAGGCCGCGGCCAAGGATCCGGCGGTGCAACTGCTCCTGGCCGGGGTTTTTGGGCAGGCTCCGCAGCTGGCCTACGCCGCGGGTCCGGAAGAGGAGATCGGCGACGAGCCCGACGAGCCTCCCGCGGCCCAGCGCGACGAAACGCGTTTCGCCGCGGTCGATCCGGTGCCGCTGATCCTCCCCGAAGACGAAGACGACTTCGGCGACCTCGACTCCTCACCCGAGTCGCTCGGTCAGTCGCCCCAGGAAGCCCAGCAGGGCCTCCAGAATGCGCTGCAGCCAGCTCCGGAGGCTTCCTCCGAGGTGTCGTCGCCCCCGGTGGCGGACGTGGCCGCAGAGAGGCTGGCAGAGGCATTCTCGCTGCGGCAGCAGTACCTCTCCGACCGGAAGGGGCTCCAGAAGATCCTCAAAAGCAAGGGGACCGCCTATTCCCCGCGCGATTCCGTCACCACGCTGATTTCCAAGCTGCTCGGCCTCCCGGAAGGCTGGGCGCAGCAGGAATAGGGGTAGCTTGCCATGGCGATGACCGACAACATCTACCGAGTCCTTCTGGAGACGGACGTCACCCACGGGGACTTCCTCGGCTGGCTCAACAGCCTGGCCACCGGGGCGGGGCTGGAAGACAACTGCATCCTGCTCCAGCACATGAGCGACAACTCCGTCGACACCCCGGAGCTGGTCGACGACTGCCTCTCCGCGGCCGCAGCCGGCCGGGCCAAGATGGAGGCCGGCTACTTCGGAGCCGGTGTCGCGGCCTCGGCCGCGCACTTCGCGGCCGGCTTCTGGACCAACGCGATCATCGCCAAGTTCGCGGACAGCCTCTTCGCCGCGGATGCCGCCTCCCGGGCCAAGTTCGTGGACGGGATCTGGGAGCCGGCCAAGCTCTCGTTCCAGCCCGTCATGGACGCGGGGGAGCCGTCGAGCTTCTGCGCGCACTTCACGATCGGCGCGTTCCCGGTCGGGCAGACCATCCAGGTGGCGGCCGGCGAGGTGTGGACGTCGGCCAACCCGGTTGTCGGTCCCCGGGACTTCCTGGGCGGGGCCGGCGCGGCAGCCGATCTGGCCTCCTTCGTCGCGGCGGTCAACGCCGACGCGACCTCGGCGGCCGTCGCGCTGGACGCGGCCGGCGACACCGCGCTGCTCGTCGGGAAGCTCCCGGCAACTGTCCTGGCCGGGGTCAGCTCGCACGCCAACTGCGTGATCGCGGGGATCAACCCGCTGGTCGCGGCGGTGGACAAGAACCGGGCGGAGGGCACCTACACGCTCGACGCAGGCGCGGTCGACACGGGCTTCCTGGCGGCCGGTGACGAGATCATGATCGGCTCGGTTCTCGGCGGCGCGGTTCCCCCGCGGGTCAAGAGTCTGCTTTGCACCACGGCCGGTGGCGCGGTGCGGATCCTCGCGACGGTGGTGCGAACGGTGCGTGCGCTGGGCGGCAACCGCTACGCGATCTGCCTGGCGGACGGTGGCGCGGTCCTGGCCGCCAGTGACGTGATCGAGTGGGAGGTGGTCTGGTAGTAGTAGTTCGTCTACTTCTGCTGACCCTTACCTGGAGGTGACCCGTGGCCGGTGAAGTCAAAGGCATTCAGATTGCCGCCTACCCTGCGCCGACGATGGCTCGCGCGATCTTCGGCTCCGGATCAGACGGGGCGGGCGCGTATCTCGGCCCTGCTGTCCTGGGACGGGACACTTTTCACACGGACTGTGCTGTGGACAGTGACCTCAGCACCAACGGCAACGTGCTCTACGTCAGCGGGACGCTGACGATCAGCGCCGGGAACCACCTGTGGGGGCGTGATCCCAGTACGGGAGATGGTGGAGTCGGCGGCGATGGCGCGGCCGGCGCAGGCGGCGCGGACGGCACTGCCGGCGCGGTGGCCTACACCGCGCTTTCGCGGCTCGCCACGGCCCTTTCCGGTGGAGCTGGGGGGCTCGGCGGCAACGCGGCAGCGGCCGGGAACGCCGGGGGAGCCGGGAACGCCGGGACGGGCATGGGGGGCGACTCCGGGACTGCCGGGGCCAGTGGAACCGGAGATGGTGGCGCAGTGGGCGCTGCCGGCGCGCAGGCGACCGAGATCCTCTCCCCGACCTACCTGATGGTGAGCAACCCGACGCGGGATGCTGCCGGCAATGCCGCCCATGGGGGCTGTGGTGGCCCGGGAGGCGGGGGTGGCCCCGGCGGTGCCGGTGGTACCGGCGGCGGTGGCGGAGGGGGCGGAGGGGGTGCTGGCGGCTGTCCGCTGGTCGTTTTCGCGCGCAACGTCGTGGTCGAGGCCGGCGGCTTCATTCAGGCCAACGGCGGTGCTGGCGGCAACGGCGGAAACGCCGAGGCTTCCGGGAACACCGCGGGCGGCGGGGCTGGTGCGGGCGGTGGCGGTGGCTTCGTCTACATCGTCTGCGAGACCTACGCGAACGCCGGGACGGTGGAAGCCGCGGGCGGGCTCGGCGGCACCGGCGGGGCCAAGAATGGCACCGGCACCGTGGGCGCGAACGGCGTGGCCGGCGCGGCTGGGAAGGTCGTGATCGTCGATCTCGTGGCCGGAACGGTCCTCGTTTCCTGATAGGAGGAAGACCATGCCCGGAAAGATCAAGGCGCGGCAGATCGTCACGCCCGTTCACGCGGGGTTGAATGGAGCCGTGTTCGGTTCGGGAAGCGACGGCGACGTCACGCCGGCCGTAGATACCACGCTTGGGCGGAGCGTGTACTACCGCAACTTGACGATCAACGCCGGGATCGACCTGTACGCGGAGGGCTGCCGGATCTTCGTGTCCGACACCCTGACGATCGCCGCGACCGGGACCATTCGCGGGGCCAACCCGGCTCTGCTGGCCGGGTCCAACGGAGGGCCTCCGGCAGCCGGTCCCGGTGGTATCCACGCGTACGCCTCATCTGCGCCCGTGCTCGCGGCAATTGTCTCTGGGAGCGCTGGCGGAAACGGCGGCAATCCCGGGGACGGCGCGGGCGGTGTGGCCGGGGTGGCTGCCACAGGCACCGGAGGCTCTGGCGCAGCTGGGGGCCTTGGTGGGGCCAGCGGCGGGGTTCCCGTGCCTGGTCTAGGAGGCATTGCCAGTCCGCAGATTCTCCAGCCCGGCTACTCGATCGCTACCGGAACGCTCTCGGCCGGTGGGGATGCTCTCCAGGCGGGATCTGGCGGCGGCGGTGGAGGCGGCGGCGGACAAGTGATCGGCGCGGGGGTTGTCGGCGGCGGCGGGGGCGGAGGTGGGTGTGGCGGGGCTCCGCTGGAGATCTACGCGAAGCACGTCGTCAACAACGGCACGATCAGCTCGGTCGGCGGTATCGGGGGAAACGGGGCAAATGCGGGCGGCGGCGGCGGTGGATTGCCCGCTGGGGGCGGAGGCGGAGGCGGAGGCGGAGGCGGAGGGTACGTCAAGCTGGTGTACGAAACCTACACCGGGACGGGGGTGCTTGTTGTTGCCGGCGGCGCGGGTGGCATCGGCGGGAACAAGTACGGCATCGGCGGGGACGGCGCAGCTGGGGACACCGGCGCGGCCGGCAAGATCATCCAGATCGACCTGACCGCCGGGACGGTGACTGTCTCGTAAGGGAGGACCGCGTGGGCAAACCGAAAGCGCTCAATACCTGCCTGAATGAGGCAATGGCCGGCGTTGGTTCTCCCGACGAGCGCGGAGCGGCCCAGCTGGTCTTCGACTTGATCAGCTACGGTGGCACGCCCCTGGAAGGGGCCGCGGGAAACGGAGCGGCCGGGGCTGCCCTGGACGTTTCCGCGCTCGCCGGCCGCAACGTGCTGATTTCCACGGAGGGAATCACGCGCTTCCACGTCAACGTGGCCCCCACGGCGACCGGTTGGTGGTTCTCGCTGCCGGCCGGGCCCTCCCAGAAGGCGCGGCTGCCTGACGGCGCGTTGACTCTCACTGCCTGGGGAGTCGGGGCCGCCCACCGCTTCGTCGTGGTTCCGCTCGACCAGGAGACCTAGCCCGTGGCCTGGCCCAACCCGGTACCGCTGGACGCCCGCAACTGCATCCTGTACGGATTCATTCGCTCGGCAACCGGGGCAGGCGTGCTCGGCGTGCAGGTGCTCGTCGGGCCGCCGGAGATCCGGACCGAGGTCGGATTCACGACCGAGACGGGGCAGACGTTCGGGGAGGGCACGCTTGACTACGAGTCGGAGGTCTTTACCGATTCCGCTGGCTATTGGCAGATTGAAGTTCGGCAAGGGCTATCCTATCGGGTTCGGATTCCCCGGCTCAAAATGGATACGACTGCCCAGGTCCCTGCGGCTGTTCGACAGGACTTCACCTATTGGGCGTACCAGCCGGTTATTTCTGACTCGCGCAAGTTCATTGCCGATCCTGTCAACGCGCCCACGGCCATTGACACCAGTCTTCTGGTACGGGTTGACGCCGATCTACAAGATTTTGTTCTGAAGCTCTGGGACAAGATCAAGATCTGGGAATGCGCGACCCGCAATGGAACCTACGTCGAGACAACAACCGCGCTGACCCGCATTGAGCTTGTGGATGGGCGCACCTTCTATGAGTTTTTCATGGCGGGTGTGGCCGCGGGCAAGTGGTACAGGGCCAGCTACTTTAATAGCACACGGGCGATCGACGGGCCGCTGGGCCCGCCAATCAAAAACGACCCTCCGGACTACACCATCGTCCTGACCGTGGACGAATTGAAGGAATACTACCTATTCGGGGTGAATCTGACCGACGATCTGGGAAAACCCTACTCCCGGGATATGTACGAGGGCTACATCCGGGACGCAATCGGTTGGATGGAACGGGAGCTGGACGTCTCCTTGAAGCCCAAAGCGCAGGTGGAGTCGCAGGACTTCAACATCCGCGACTACGACGAGTGGTGTTTCGTCCAGCTGAACCACCTGCCGATCCTGGCCGTCGACTCGATCGAGTTTCGTCTGGGGAACCAGTCCATCTTCGCCGTGCCAAACGACTGGGTCCACATTGACCTCCGTTCCGGCCAGCTCCAGCTGCTCCCGACCTCAGGCAGCCTGGGCACCGCGATGATGTCTACGCCGGGGACGTTCGGCTCGATGATGATGCGGATGTTCTCCCGCGTCCCGGACTACATCCGAGTGACCTACCGGCACGGCTTTGCAATCCAAGCCATCCCGCCGGAGATCAAAAACCTTGTGGCCTATCGAGCCAGCTTCGGCCCGTTGAACATTGCAGGCGATCTGCTTGGCGGGGCGGGCATTGCGTCGGCCAGTCTGAGCCAAGATGGTATCTCACAGAGCTATTCGACCACAAGTAGCGCCACAAATGCCGGCTACGGGGCAAGACTGATACAATATACTAAGGAAATTAAAGAAAGGATGCCCGGCCTCAAAAGATACTACCAAGGTATCCGTGCGGTCGTCGGATGAGCGGTAGATTCCCCAGTCGCTATCTCATTATGGACGATGAGATTGTTACAAAGCGAGCATCGTCCTACTTCCGTCGAGATCTTCTCACTGCGCTTCTCAATTCGCGCCAGGCGTACAACCTCTGCTGGGCGCGGGCGGTCAAGTGCCCGTGTACGGCCAACGTCCAGACCGAGCAGCCGGATCCGTCCTGCCCCTACTGCTATGGGGTGCTCGGCAACCTGCCTGGCTGGCGCTACGTTCTCCCGCGGGCGGACGTCTTCCCCGAGGAGGGCAACTCGACTGGCAGCGTAGCCTTCGACGGCGGAGAGCTGATCCGGGGGTTGGTCAGCAACCAGGGGATCCGGCGGGAGCAGGAGAAGCAGGGGGAGTGGGAGTTTGGTACGGCGACCCTCTCCGTGCGGCCGGAGACGCCGCTGGGCTACTACGATCGGTTGATCATGGTCGACGCGGTCATGCCCTACGATCAAGTGCTCACCCGAACGGCCGGGACAACTACCCTGGCGACCGGACGTGACGAGCAGACCCAGCTGCGGTACCCCATTGTGGAGGTTCTGGACGCGCGGTCGACGACGGCCCGTTTTCGGGAGCGGGTGGACTTCGCCTACGATCCAAACAACTCCACGCTCTCCTGGGTAGCCGGTCGGGGGCCCGCTGTCGGGGAGCGGTTCTCGCTGCGCTACCGGTACCATCCCCGGTGGATCGTCGTGGATCTGCCGCGAGCCAGCGTCGGGCACAACTATCCGGGCAAGGAGTTTGGTCTGCGGGGGAAGTGGCACTACTCGGAGATGTCCCAACGTGCTACCGTGAAGCTCGACTTCTTGCTGTAACACCTGCGCGGAGGGAAGAATCCGCGACGGAGGATGATCCGTGGTAGGTCCGCAGCTAATCCGCGTCGACGCCAGCCGCTTCCGTCCGGAAGTGGTTATGGCGGCCCTGTCGGATAGCAAGGGACTTGCAACTGAGTGGTTGGAGGATATGTCAGCGGCGGCCTACGCAGAATGGGTGCGCCTGGCCCAGAATAAGCTCCGAACCACGATGATTGACTACCTCACCGGCCTCCAGTCACCAGAGATCGGGGAGAAGGTGGCGACGATCTCGCTCCTCGGCGTGCTCCCGAACCTCGTCGAGCAGGGAATGGACGCAACCGACCTCCGGCAGACCCTCTGCTGGAATGTCAACGCGAAGAATCGGAAGCCGATCCGGGACAAGTCGGGCTTTATCACCGGCTACTACAATACGATTCCCTTCCGGCACGGCACTCCGGGGTCGACCGGGATCAGCTTTCCGGCGATGGGCTCGGCTTACGGCCAGCCCGGGTCACACTCGCTGGCCGAAGTACAGGGGCGGACGATCCTCTCCCGGGAAGGGGTGCGCAGCCTGGCGAAAAACATCTACTCCGAGGCGAAGCAGCTGGCCCCGACAACGCGGTTCTCCCGGACGGCGACCACCTGGGGGGCTCGGCTGCCGGCCGGCTTAGCTCCGAAGCTGAAAGCGCACCATGCGACGGATATTTACGCCGGCATGGTAAGACAGATCGCGGCCTACCGCAGCGCCGTCCAGGCGCAGTACATGACCTTTCGTCGGATCTCCACAAACTCGACGACGGGTTGGCTGCACCCGGGGATTGAAGCTCGGCAGCTGCATCGGAAGGTTGACGAGTACCTGGGCGAGATCGGCGGGGACGCGTTCTCGGCCATCTTGCAGCGGAGGATGGGATGATCGAGCGGGTCCTGTTTGACGTGCTCTCCGCGGGCGAGGCAGCCATCCTGGCCACGCCGACCCTGCTCGACGCGATCTTCCAGCCGGAGGGGAGCACGCTCCGGATCTCTGCAGCCGAGCTGGCCAAGATCAAGGCCACCTTCGCGGCCTACCCGCCCAAGATCCGGCACGGCTACCCCTTCTCCGGGACACACCTTCCGGCCTGGTGCATCATCCTGGCCTCCGAGGACCAGGAAAAGCAGCTGCTTGGCAACTACGCGACCGACGACGATGCCCCGGGCACCAACCTGGAGGTGATCGGCAGCGTCGAGCGTCGGGTCTACGCGCTGATCTCCTACGGGGTGACCCCCGACGCGGTGATCTGGTACCACAAGATCTTGAAGGCCATCATCCTGAGCAACATCGTCACCTTCCAGCAGAAGCTGATCGACGTGGCCGGGTACAGCGGGCAAGAGCTGATGCCGATGCCGATGGACCCGGAGATCGCGTTCGGCCGGGAGCTGCGCTTGACGGTGCGTGTCGAGGAGTACGTCAACCTGTCGGCCTCCTTGCTGACTCCGCCCGAGCCTCGCTATACTGGGGTGGACGTTCGGCGCATTGATCTCGACGGCCTGGTCGACCCCGAGGGTATGTAGAATGAAACTGGCGGCTGCAACCTGGGTGAGATCCCGCATGCTGAGCAACGCCGGTGCGGCCTTCCTGCGCTGGCTGGGCCCGCGAGCTGCAGCGCAGCGCACCCAAAGTGAATGGCAGGAGCTGTACTCGACGTTCCTGGCCGCACCTGTGAAGGAGTAGGGCAATGGCAACTCGTCTGACCCTCGGATCGATCTCTACCGTTGTCCCGGGGGCCTACTCGCAGGTGGACCGGTCGCAAATGAGTCAGCTCTCCCAGGCCGCGCTCGGCGTGGTCGCGCTGATCGGTGAAGCCGAGGGTGGCGGAGCTGGCGGGGGCGCGACCGAAGTGGAATGCACCGTCCCCCAGGATCTCCTGGACAACTACCGCACCGGGCCGCTGCGGGATATGGGGCTCTTCGCCTTCGACCCCAGCAAGGACTCTCGGGCCGGCGGCGCAAGGAAGGTGCTCTGCTACAAGGTCAACCCGGCCCTGCAGGGCTCCGTGATCCTGGCCAGCGGCGACGGGAACGCGCTGCGGGTCGAGGCGCTCGACTACGGCCAGTTCACCAACCGGATCAACGTCGAGAAGAGCCTCGACGGGGCCCTCCCGACCGGAACGGCCGAGTTTCAGGTGCATTTCGAGGACGAGGACGAGCTGTACGAGGAGATCGGCGGCGACCCCTGGCTCGACTTGACCTATTCCAACCTGGGCGGCCTGGGCTACACCACGGCCGGTCTGCAGGTGGGGCGCGATGGTAGCCTCAACCCCGACCGGATCTACGTCGAGACGTCCAAGGGGCCGTTGACCGGCGAGGGCACCTCTGCCACCTGGACGGGCGGCGCGGTGGCGCACACCACCAGCAACGCGGCCAACGACGGCAACATTCTGCGGGTCTACGGGATCAACAGCGACGGTGAGCCCGATTCCGAGGACTTCACCCTGGCAGCGGCCGGGGTCACTGGGACGAAGCACTGGTTTCGAATCACCGGCGCGTGGAACATGACCGCGGCGACCGCGGTCGGGAACACGACGGTTTTCGAGGGCGGGAACACCGCAATCACCCTGGCCTTCGCGACGTCTGATCGATCCAAGGGGCTCCGCTCGACCGGAATCACGACTCCCAACCTGGGCAACATGCCAGTGGCCGGGCGGCCAATCACGATGGTTGCCAGCGCTCCGACGACAGACCCGATCGTGCTCCGAGGGCTTGACGCAGGCGGCGCGGCCCAGACCGAGGTGGTCACCCTGGCCGGCGCGGTCAACGTGACGGGCAGCAAGAGCTGGTCGGCAATCACCCAGATCGAGATCGGCGGGATCGTCGGCCCCTTGACCGTCACCCTGGGGCCCGCCGGGTCGCGGATCGTGGCCGGGGACGCCCGAGCCACCGCGACGACGATCGTAGCGACGCGAGCTGCTCTGACCGGCACCTACACCGGCGCGTTCGTCTCCGGCAACCGGGCTCGGCTGGTCAGCTCGGCGGGTGGCGACGTCGGGATCCCGGTCACCGTCTACGGCTTGAGCGTCGCGGGCGCGTACCAGACCGAGACGATCTCGACCAGTCCGGTGCTGGGGACCACGGCTGTTTTCGGGACGCTGACCTGGAGCAAGATCTACTACGCGACGACCACGACCTACGCCGCGGGCAACCTCACGATCTCCGACGAGGTCCCGACCACGGCACAGCAGATCGTGATCGGCCGGCTCACTTCGGGCCTGCTCGCGGGTTCGACCGCGGGCTACTACGCGTTGAACCTGCCCGTCGCGAACACCACCGTCTCCGTGGTCGCCTCCGGCGCGACCGTCCGGACGGTCCTGCTCGTCGGCCTGGACGTGCTCGGCGCGACTCAGCGGGAGTCGGTCACCCTGACCGGCGCGGTCGCGGTCGTCTCTACCGGCAGCTGGAGCCAGCTCACCGGGGTCTACACGGGCGACCTGGAGGCTGCGCGCACCCTGACCGTGACGGCCTCGCTGGCCGTCTCCGGTGGCAACGACACCCTGTCCGAGGTGGCTGACCTCTTCAACGCTCTCGATGGCTTCACCTGCAACGCGACGTCGGACGCTCCGGCGACCGACGTGATCGGCAATCTCGACTATCCCACGGTGGCCAGCTACGGCAGCGCCCTCCCCCTGTCCGTGCTCGGGGTGGTCGTCGACCTGTACGCGAAGCTGGAGGAGCTGATCCGGACGGTCAACGCCGTCTCCCGGTACGTCGCGCTGGTCCGCCTGGACGGCGCTACGGGCCTCCCGACGAACACCGGGGCTCCGGTGTACCTCGCGGGCGGGAGCGAAGGGGTGGCCCTCTACGCTCACTGGCTGGCCGCTCTGAACACGGCCAAGCTGAACGACGAGATCCGGACGATCGTCCCCCTGACCGCGAATGCTTCCGTCCACGCGGCGCTGATCTCCCACCTGGAGGATCGGGGCCGTACCTTGAAGCGGGAGGCGGACGGGAAGGTCGGCCTCGCCGCGGGGCGGACCAAAGCGCAGATCAAGGCGGACGCGAAGCTGTTGAACACGCGGCACGTCCAGGCGTGCGCTCAGGAGATCAAACGCTACAGCCCGGACGGCGTCGCAACGTGGTACCCGCCCTACGCGGCCGCGGTGCTCGCGGCCGGGATGCAGGCCGGGATGGGCGTCGGTACCCCGGTCACGCGGAAGTACGTCAACGCCGACGACGTGCGACAGGACGCCAGCTGGAATCCCGTGGAAGACGGGGACGCGATGATCGAGGCCGGCGTGCTGGTCGTCGAGGAGCGCACGGGGATCGGCTTCCGCTGGCTCCGCGGCGTGACCAGCTTCCTGCAGAACGACACCGATCTGAGCAGCATCGAGGCGTCCACGAACGACGCGGTCAACGTCTTTGTCCGCAACTTCCGGGAGTGGCTGGACACGAAGATCGGGGACGTCAACTTCGCCGGGACGCGGGTCGCGGTCAAGTCGCTCTGCGTGCAGGGGCTCGACTATGCCGTCTCCGAGGGATGGCTGACCAACTGGCGCTATCTGACCCTGATCTCGATCGGGGACCAGATCAAGGTGAGCGTGGACGTCGCGCCGGTGGTGCCGTTCAACTTCTGCCCGATCAACATCCACCTGTACCAGGAGACCGTGACCCTGTAGCGGTAGCGGAGGGCTGACAATGGAACGCGGAAGGGTCATGACCGGGGCGCGAGCCCGTCTCACGATCGACGGCAAGAAGGTCGGCTGGGCAACGGGGATCCGTTGCCGCCGGGCAATTGACTATCGGGAAGCGCTGGTTCTCGACGACATCATGGTGGCGGAGCACGTTCCCACGGTCTACCGGGTGAGCCTGAGCTTTACGACCCTGACCATGATCGGGAAGAGCTTGGAGGCCCTGGGGCTGTTCCCGAAGGGGGGCAACGCGGCTGGCGACCGGCTGCGCAACATCCTCGACGCGGCCGAGATGACCGTGATCGTCGAGGACAACTCGACCGGCGACGTGCTCTTCCAGGTGCTCGGGGTCAAGCTCTCCGAGATCAACCTGGGCTTCGACGCCGGCAACATCTCCGGGACCGACGTCACCGCGGTTGCCCGGGAGCTGAAAGACGGCTCCGAGCTGTAGTAGGGGGGCGCTTTGGGCATTTCCGAGATCCGCGCGGCCGTCGAAGCTGACTTGGAGCGGGCGGCGCAGTCCGTTGCGACTCCTGGCCCGGTGGCCGACTTCACGAAGCCGATCGCCGTCTGGCCGGTGGACGTCGTGGAAAAGCACACGGGCAAGCGGTTTGCCGGCACCTTCCGGTCGCAGATGCCGCGGGTGAAGGAGCGCAACCTGATCGGCCTGGTCATTGCCAGGATGATCGGCGGCAGCCCTTACGACTCCGTCCCGCCGGTGGTTCGGCAGCGGCTCGAAATGCTGGCGACCTTCGAGGTGGTTCTGACCGAGCGGCCGGCGTGGTTCCGGGATCCGGAGAGCTTCTTTGCTGACGACGTGCTCTGGGAGGTCTACGGCCGGATCCTAGAGCACTTCACGACCTTTTTTCGATCCAAGCCGTCTCAGGGAGGAGGCGGAGGAGCGAATGAGGAGCCCGATCGGCCGGTTGCTCCGGGCGAGGGCGGAGCGCTATAGTATCCCGGTCTACGGGGGCGACGACCCCTCGCTGCGGGATGCGCTGCTGGAGGCGGAGGAGATCCGGGTCTGGCAGGAGGAGCGCGAGGCAGCAGCAGCCGGGTGGGGAGGTGGCTTCCCGGACGATGACGAGGAAGATGCACCGCCCGAGGGGCAGCCCTACCGGGCGAAAAAGACGGGCGACCCCCTCTGCGACTACTGGGAGCAGCAGCTCGCGGCGGGGGAGGATCCCGACCTGGAGCTGCGATGATGGGCGCGATTATCCTGGACGGGGTGGCGGTCGAGGTTCCGGGCTTTGACGTGCGGCAGGATCCGATGCCGATCGGCCTGAGCGACCCGCGCACGAAGCCGATCAAGCGGCTTGTACTCCACCACGACGCTGCACTTTCGGCCAAGAGCTGCAAGGCAATCCTCCAAAAGCGCAAGTTTTCCACGCACTTCTGCATCGACAACGACGGGACGATTGTCCAATTCTTCGACCCGGCGAAACGCGTTTCGTGGCACGCCGGGATCTACAACGCTACCGGCGTCGGGATCGATGTCTCCAACGCGGTGGAGCTGAAGTGGGCGAGTCGCTACACCCCGCGTCGGGCGGAGGTGGAGCAGCGAATCCACGGGATCAAGATCCGCGGCCTCGCTCCCTACGTTCTCCAGCAACGGGCCCTGGAGGCCCTCTGCTGCGTCCTGTGCCGGGAGCTGGGTGTACCCGGCCAGGTGCCGCTGACGACCGCAGGGGAGCCTCTCCTGTCTCTGCTCGGCCCGGTTCCTTCGGGGATCATCGGTCACCTGCACTTGACCACGAAGAAGTGGGATCCCTTCGGCGTCGACTGGATTGCGCTCCAGGCCGCGCTGGACAAGGGGGCCGCGGGTGTCTGAGCAGCGCCACCGGACGATTCTGGAGATCGAAACCGACACCGCGAAGGTGGAGGCGGTCGGGCGCTCGCTCGACTCGGCCTTCGACACCAAGGTGCTCGACCGCTTCCAGGATCGGCTGGAGTCGCTGGACAACGTCCTCACCCGGATGATCGAGACGCAGGAGAAGCTGGCCCGGACGCTGGACGCGGTGGCCGACTCCGGGAGCAAGGCAAGCGAAGCTCTGGGGGGCGGCGGGGGAGGTAGCGGTGGAGGCGGGGGGCCAGCCCCCATTTCCGCGAGTGGTGGCGGGAGCGGCGGCCGAGTTGCACTCGGCCCGGCTTTCGGCGGCGGGGGTGGCTTCGGTGGGGGCGGGGTTGGCGGCGGACTCGGGGGAGGCGGTTACGGCGGCGGAGGTGGAATTGGCGCTGTTGCCGGGCTGCTTCCGGCCGGACTGATGCAATTCATGGGGCCTCTCGGGATCATGGGGGGCTTGACCTACCTCGGCCGGCGGAAGGAAGCGGAGCTGCAGCAGTTCATCGGCAGCGGCCAAGCGTACACCCTCGGCGGGATGGAGCGGACGCTGGCCAAGATTCCCAACATGGCTTTGGACATCGCCCCGGCCGCAATCGGGATGATGTTCGGGCCGGCGGCGGGCCTCGCTGCGCAGGGTACTGCCGGTCTGTTGAAAGACACGGTGGGTCCGCTGATCTCCCTCGGGTTGCAGACCAGCATGGGCGCGGCCGGCGAAGCTCGGTCCTACTACCGGATGCGCGCGGGATCGGCCGCCTACTTGCCCAACGAGACTTCGATCGGCGCGTACGAAAACCTCGGGGCGTCTTTCGGGCTGGGCCCGCTGGACGTGAACCAGCAGCTTGCGGATCTGAATCGCCAGACCGGAGGCGCTGGAATGGGCCTCGAAAACTGGGGATCGGCGCTGGCCGCACAGTCCTTCGGGATGGACCTGGGAACGTCCGCGGCAATCCTCCGTTCGCTTCGGCCGGGCCGCGGCGGTCGCTGGACAGGCCCGAACGCGCTGCCGGGAATCCTTGCCTCGCTGGAGATCAACAACTCGCTGGTCGGGTCTGACGTAGGAGAGGGGGCGGCGTACGCGGTGAACACCGCGCAGAGCTTCGGCCAGGGCGGACGGACGCTCTCCTACCAGGACTTTTTTCAGACCTCGGGGGGGTTGCAGACGAGCCTGGGACTGGCCGGATCAAGCAGCATGCGACCGCTCCAGATTGCCCAGGGGTTGTACCAGGGGGTCTCCCAGGCAGGAATGACCGGTCCTTCGGACGCTCTCGGCGTCATGCTTCTGAAAGCTGCGGGGTGGAATGGAGGGGGCGGGGAGCAGTATGTGGATGCGCTCGGCAAGCTACAGACCCCGACTGCCAAGATTATGCAAAACGTGGTCCAGCGAATCTCGGAAGTGGACGGCACTCCAGGAGTCAAAGCACTAATCATGCAACGGGCTCTCGGCCGGCTGGGAACGCAAATCAGTATGGACGAGGCCCGGGATCTCGTAAAGAGCGGGATTGCCAATGAGACGATCCCAAGCTCCACTGCGGAGTCGCTGGTCCAACGGGCGGGAGCAAAGCGCTTCGAGTTTGGCAAGGGCATTCCGGAGCAGGAGGCAGAAAACGCAGGGACGCGGCTCGGCCTCGGGAAAGGCTTTGTGGACGCCAGCTTGCGGATGGAAACTGCCCTACTGAAGCTCGCGCAGTCCACAACTGGGCTGACGACCCTCTTTGACGCGCTCTCCGGGGCTGTAGAAGGCGCGTCGGGCGGCCCGGTCAATAAGGTTCTCCGCCGCGTGATCGATCTGCTTCCCACGCCGGCCCCCGCGGCCCCGCGAGCATTCAAGCCGCCGAATCTGAAGGGGGGGTCGACGTGGTAAACGACGTCCGCCCCTACCACGGCGCGTGCGAAGTGCGGATCTACACCCACGGCGGGAAGGTCTACCGCTTCACCTCCGAGCAGCGTCCCTGTCCCTTGATGGGCCTCTCCCACTCCCTGTCCGTCGACTCTGGCGTTTTCGCCGGCCCTATCACTTTCCAGCTCTACTGGACAGAGCAATTCCGACAAGAGTACGGCGGCACGGGCTGGAATGAGCTGTTTACGGACAACGACTGGATCGAGATCTACGCGATCGAGAGTGGCCGACGGGACGTGGTCAACTTCGGCCTGATCGACGCGGTCACGCGCAGCTCCACAATCGTCAACGGAGCGGAGGTGGTCGCCTTCACGGTTCAGGCGCGGAGCTGGGCCAAGGTGATTGACGACACCCAGGTCTGGTTCTGCGAGTGGGGCCCCGACGTCAACCTCGTCGGGGAAGCGGTTATGAACCTGCTCAACTGGGCTCCCGGTGGGGCCCCGTCCGATCTCTGCTGGGATCTTCTCCGCGGCTTCTTGAAGCCCCGCGGGTTGGCCACCGGCGGGACGTGGGTCGCGCCGGACAACTACACCCAAGGAGCCCTCCGCTACCATACGATGCTCGACCTGCTGATGGAGGCCAGCAACCGCTGGGTCAGCTCTACCCGGGGCTACGCGGTGGTCGTCAACGAGGCGCTGGGCTCCACCTACTCGCTGGCCGAGGTGCTGCGCAACTGGGGCAACCTGGCTCTGAATGAGCTGTTCTTTGACCTCCGACCGCTGTCCAGCGGGGTCGTGGGCCCGGCAATGATCCTGCGGGAGCGGCCCTACCCCGTCTGGGGGGATACCAGCCCGTCTGCCTGGGCCAGCCTCCCGATCGTCGGCGTAGACCGCAGCAACATCCTAGAGGAGTCGTTGACGAAAAGCGGTCAGGCTCGCTACAACGTCTTCTCAATCCTCTCCCAGATCGACCCCTTGACCGTCCCGGAGCAGCAGATCGTTCTGCGGCCGTTCTTTGACACGGCGTCAATGCAGCGTCACGGCCTGAAAAAGTACGAGCACGTTACTCGCTTCGGTTCACGGCTCAATAAAGACAGCCTGGTCACCTGGCAAAACCTGCTAATGAGCTGGTACGGGGTTGTTCCTGCCCTGTACGAAGGAACATTTACCCTTCGCGTCTTCGATCCCAAACTTCGGCCAGGGCGGCGGATTCAGATCAGGCTGCCGCCGCGGAGTGCGCGCAACCAGAGAAGCCATGATCCCAGCTTCCACGCGTACCTCTCGGGTGTTTCCTGGCAGTGGGCTCCGCTCGTCGGTTGGACAACGTCCCTCCAGGTGCAACGGGGTTGGTGGGGGGAAGGTGCCGGGATCTACAACCTCATAAGCAACTATTTTGCCGCGGTGACGGGACACGAAAAAGCTCCCTCCGCTTTTTCCATCGTCCCGGCAACAGACGACATCGGGTTTTACACGCAGCCGACCGATCTGTTCTGGCGAAGGGCCGGGCTGTGAGCTGGGCGGAAGGGTACGAAGCGCGCGGCCTTCTCCTTCGCGGGGTGGTCCTGCGCACCTACCTGCCCGACGATCCCGCGCACCCGGGAAACAAGATCATCGCGGTGCCCGACGAAAACCCAGTTGCCGGGGTCCTCGGGACGCACTCGGAGACGCTGCTCGACGTCACCCGCCTCCGGCAGATCCTGTGCGACGTGCTGATCTACTCGCCGGGCTACCGCGCGTTCCTGCGGCTAGTGCCCCTGGCGCAGTCCTGGGGGCATGGGACGGTGGAGGGGGCCTGGTACCCCCGGGCGTGCTACGCGGCCTCTACCGGGACGGCTGCGCAGCCCGTAGGCGACCCTGACACAAAGGCTTTCACCTCCCCCGACGATCTCGACGGCGACCATGTTCTCGTCGGCTTCCTCGAAGACGACCTCGCGCTGCCGATCATCCTCTACAAGATCCACCATCCCAGCGCGACGCGGGCTCTGGCAGCCTACCGGGCGCGCACCGCGACCCAGGGGCCCACGGCCGAGTACCTTGCCGTTCACCGCGGGACGGTGATCCGGATCGACTCGGACGGGAACATCTACCTGGACGCGACCGGGGCCAGCAAGGGGCAGCTCGGCGTCCACGGGGAAGAGCTGCCCGGGACGGGAGGCAAGATCACGATCCTGGCCAAGGCCAGCCAGACGGTCGACGTGAAAGCCGGCCTGGTCGCGGTGGAGGCAACCGCGACCACCGTCACCGTGAAAGCTGCAACCAAGGTGATTCTGGACGCTCCCGAGGTTGACGTCGGGTACGATCCCCTGCTCCTGCAGAAGCTGGTTCTGGGGGACAACCTCGCGCTGCTCTTCAACTCGCACCTGCACCCGGGGCCCGGCGCGCCTCCAACCGACGCGCTGGGGGTCCCTTTCCCCTTGGGCAACCCCGCGGCCCAGTTTGCACCGCACTTGTCGACGGTCGGGAAGGTGAAACCCTAATGCCTACTCCGCTCGACCTGTTCAAAGCGGCGCTTGTCACGGTATTTACTACTGCGTCAAACACCTGGGCATTGGTTGCGGAGGGTATTGCAGTAGCAACGGCTAACTACGTCTCCGCCGGGGGGGTGATTCCTGATGCCACCGCGATAGCAAAGGGGATTCTCAAGCTCGCTGGCCAGCTGGGCGGGACGGCCGATAGCCCAACCGTGACCGGGGTGACTGAGACCGGCGGGCCTACCGCGCTTGCGATGGGCGCGGTGCCCGATGGGCAGTACCTCAAGCGGGTCGGCGCAACGGTCGCGGGAGGCACGCTTCCGGATGCAGCTGCGGCGACAAAGGGTGTGATTCAGCTGGCGGGGGCGCTGGGCGGGACGGCGGCGAGTCCGAAGGTCGTGGGGATCACCGAGGCGACGGGGCCGACAGACCTGGCGATCGGGAGCATTGTCGACGGGGAGTTCCTCAAGCGGGTCGGCGGGACCATCGTCAGCGCCCCGGCAGGCGGAGGCGGGGTTGAGCTGAAAAGCTCGGGGCTCTTTGTGACAGCCAGCATCACAGCCGGGGCCTCTTTAGAAGTAAACATTGCTGCTATGTTCGATGAAGGTACTATTATCGCAGTCGGGATCTACGCAGCCAGCACTACTCTAAAGACCATGATTGAGTTCTGGAGCAGCGATGCTTTTGCTCCCGGCATATCCTGCACTCTTCTCTATCGGGCCGGCGACTTTGACGCAGCCACGGACGTCTGGGTGGACTATGTTCCGTTTTACTATTTCGACAGCGACGTTACCGGAGAAGTCCACCTCAAGATATACAACCACGGCTCTGTTGACTCCGTGTACTCGGTCTACGTCACTGGGCAGGGGAGCTGAGAAATGCCGACAACTCGCTACTATCCGAAACAAATCCATGCGTCCCTGACCGCTTGGTATTGGGACTTTATCAAGTGGATGATCAACGATCCGACTGCGGCGCTCACCGGACCGAATTGGGAGATGGTGCAGGCTTTCGACGGATCGTTTGCCCCCGCTTCCAAGAGAGAAGTTCCTGCAGATCCGCACGACGTTTCGACGTTTTCCGCAGGGTTTTGTATGACCGATGGTGTCTTCACCAACGGCGACTGGATGGTGCTGCGGTCAGCCGCGGGAGTGTGCGGCAATTCGACGGAGCTGTATATCGAGCTGGACTCGCCCACGGCGATCAAGTGGCTGCTGATTCCTTACGACAACTTTAACCCAGCAGCACCTGCCGAAACGACCCCGCCGACCATGCCTACCGATTCGATCGGGTCTGCTCTTGGTTCTGCTGGTCTAATTTCTATGACCGGCTGGACGACCGGAGCAACGTACTCTGCCAATGCAGACGAGGCGATGGTTGCTGTATTGTTTGATGACAATACGACGCCAGCATGGATCTATGCAGGAGAGGTCGAGCCGGCGGGACTGGCCGGTGTTCCTGCTGATGATCGTCCTTTCGTGATCTGGGATACGCCGGCGAGTGTTTTCATTAGCAACACCAACAGTTACTTCAACAGGATTTCTCCTCTGGATGACGCCACTGCGTGCACCACTGGTTATAGCAGTATTTTGACCAGCAGCGGAGGTGCAGTAACAAGCGCTGGCAGTGGCGGGGGATTCTTGGGGCTGTGGGGTGTTTATCCTATTGGTGTTCATTTCTATACCGCATCGCATATCCATTTCGCAGGTTTTCTCAGGAATGTTGGCTGTACCAGTACTGATAAGGGCACATCAGGGACACTAATCGCCAAAAATTGGATGTATAGACTGAATGGTGGTGCTTATGGACCTGTTTGTTTCGCTTGGGACGGGGCGACAGACTACCCGTGAGAAGGAGGGGCAGAGAACATGGCTGATTTTGCTGGTTTGATTCGTCGGCCTCCTGCTCCTTTTTTTGTGGCACCGGGGAGGCAGGACGAGGCTAAAGCAGCGGGAGGTGGATCGATCGCCGTTCACCTGGAGCGGGTGCTCAAGACGAAACGGAGCTTCCCCGTGGTGCCGACCGAGCGGACGCAGGTGTTCACGGGGTAGGAGGACAAGATGGCGCTCTCGGCTGATGCTGCTATTTCCGGGGACACCCGCCAGGATACTCGGTATGCTGAGCCGGGCATGTACCTTTTCGTCCTGGAGACCGGCGCAGAGAGTGTGAAGCTGCCCATTCAACTGGGCCTGTCCGCCTATCAATACCGGGGAAACGCGGCCAAGCAGGTGACGATCGGCCAGTGGGGCACCGTTCACGTCTTCCACCAGGGATTCCTGACCGGGAGCATCCGCCTGGAGATCGATCCCGGGGCAGCTCCGTCGCGCCGGGAGCACATTCTCGGAGAGTGGTCGACCCTGAGCGGCCACGGCCGCTACCTGTTGATCCGCGACAAAATTATGGAGCCCTGGTCGAATGCAGCGGCCAACCCGCGGACCTCCGCGGACACGCGGCTCTACTTCGTTGACGTCAAGTCGGATCGGACCTACCTCGTCGAGCCTGACTCTTGGGGAGCTTCCCGCACCTCGCAGCAGCCCGCGCTGTACCCCTACTCGATCGAGCTGACGGTGCTCTCCGTGGAAGATGGCTCACAGCGAGCCAGCAAAGCCGCGGCGAAGTCGCCCGACAAGAGCTTGCTCGACCGGATCCGGGACGGGAACAAGACCCTCCGCGACGGGGTCCGGGCGGCCACGGCCGGCGTTGCGGTCGCCCAGGCGGAGATTGCCGCAGACCGGCGCATGGCGCAGGAGTTTACCGGCCTGGCCCGGGACACCCTGGTCTTCCTGGACGCGTGCAACGCGCTGCTCGACTCCACGTCGGATCTGATCCGCTACTCCCTCGACGCCTATCGGACCTTGCTCCTGGTTTGGGACAGCGCGTGCGGAATCACGGCCCGCCTCGGCCTGACCGGGAAAGACGAGCGGGAGTACCTGTCCTTCTTTGCTCCGGTCCAGGACGCGCTGGAGCTGGTTGGCCTCTACCCCGATCGCTTCGCGCGAGCATTGCCTGCGCAGCAGGCGGAGCTGGCTGCGCAGTACGACGTGACCACCTCGGGGCTGCGCCGCGGCTCAGGCTCGGCAATCGGGGACTCGTCGGCCCTCTGGGCCGGGACGGCCGGCGGTACAACGCAGGGCTGGCGGGAGATCGTCGTCTCGGCTTCGGACACCCTCCCCGCGCTGGCTGCTCGCTACGGGGTCCAACCTTCCGCGATCGTCCTGGTCAACCGACTCCGGGCTCCCTACCTTTCCCCGGTCGCGCTGCCGGGGACGGTCTCCCCCGGGGGGAGGCTGCTGATCCCGATTGCCGCGGGCAACGAGGCTCCGATCAACGTCGTGGCCGCGGGGGTACCGACTGGGCAGTCCCAGCTGGCCGACGTCTTCGGGACGGATCTCCAGCTCGACGCCGACGAGGGGCTGGCAATCGACGAGCTGCATGGATCCACGGACGTCCTGCTGATCTCCGGTCTGGACAACATGGTGCAGGCGATCTCGACCCAGGTCGACACCATCCAGGGCGAGAACCTGATCTATCCCTCCCTGGGACGGCCTGCCGACGTCGGGAGCGCGCTGACCGTGCCCCAGATGCAGCTGGCCGCGCTCTGGTGCAAGTCCGCTCTCCGGGCAGACCCGCGGATCAAGGCCGTCAGCTCCTCGACGTTGACCCGCGTGGGTGATACCCTGACGATCGCGCTGGATGTAGTCCTGCGTGACGACTCTACCGTCCGGGCCTCGGGCCCGCTGGGGTTGCGCTGATGGCCGTTTTCGAGCTGAAAAGCCGTGACGAGATCCTGTTGCGGATGATCGCTCGGCTTGTCAGCCGCACCCGCCTGAGCGACCTCAACGACGGGGCGGTCGGGAAGCAGATTCTCGCGGCCGGCGCACGGGAGGTAGAAGACGTCCACGTTCAGGTCGCGGGCCTGTTGGATCTGCTCGATCCGGACACCATGACGGGCTCCGACCTGGACAGCTACGCGCTAATCGTCCAACCAGACGGGGTTGCACCGCGGCACGGGGCGACCTACGCGACCGGCGCGGTGCTGCTGGCCACAGTGGGCGGTGTGGCCGTCCCCGTGCGCCGCGACTACCTCGTCGCGGCTGGCTCGGTCCAGTTTCAGACCACGGCGGCCTGCACGATCCCGCCGGCCGGGTCCATCCTGGTTGCAATTCGCGCCGTCGAAGCCGGCTCGGCTGGCAACGTCGGCCCGGCCACAATCACGACCATTGTCACGTCGCAGCCCGGGGTGGACTCGGTCACCAACCCCGTGGCTTTGACCAACGGGGAAGACGAAGAATCCGACGACGAGTTTCGCGGCCGGATCAAGGCATACCAGCGCTCTCTGGCCCGTTGCACGCCTGGAAGCCTGGAGTACCTGGCCAAGAGCATCGGCGTGACCACGCACGCGGACAGCTCGCTGGGAGCAATCACCCCCGGCGATCCGATCCTCGTCTACACGGACGCGACTCCCGTGGTTCGGCGGGTACGCTTTGCGCAGATCGTCGAGGATCTGACCTTCCGGGGCCTCTCCGACCTCTACATTGACGACGGAACCGGCTTCACGGGGGTTGCCGCGGCGCAGCTCGTCTCGGTTGCCGCTACCGGCGGCGCGCCCGAGACGTTGACGGCCGCTGCGCTCGGCGGGGAGCGGCGCTTCCGGACTGCCTACTGGCCGATCGATCTGGCCTCCCCCTTTACCCTGCTGCGCAACGGCGCTGCCTTGGTCGAGGGGGTCAACTTCACGATCAACCGGAGCAACGGCCGGATTGTGCTGGCCACAGGGTTGACGATTGGCGACACCCTGCGGATCAGCGCCTACACGGCCTCGCTGGACCTTGTCCGCGCCGTGCAGATCGGCGTCGAAGGGGACTTGACTGACCCCGAAACCTGGCCCGGCTGGCGCGCGGCCGGCACCGTGGTCTACGTTCGGCGGGCGACGACCTACCCCACGAACGTCACCGCGCTAATCGCGGTGCTGGGTGGCTACGATCCGGTCGACGTAGCTGACGCCGTGGAGACGGCGGTCACAGCCTTCCTGGCCACCCACGGGATCGGCCAGAACGTGCTCTGGTCGCAGGTGGCCGAGATCATCATGGCAGTGGACGGGGTGGACAACCTGTACTCCCTGACCGTGGGCGGGGGCGTTGCCCCTGGCGACGATCTTCCGGTCCCCGATGGCTGGGTTGCACGGGCCGGCACAATCGCCGTGACCTACTAACGGAGCAGAGGCAATGGCGACCGCACAGATCTACGTTGACGCCGCAGTCGGCCGCCCCGCAGTCGTGGAGCCTCTGGCAACGCCGCACGTCCACCTGACCAATTTCG